TCATGCTGGTTTGTCCGTTTGGCCTCCGCCGTTTTGCACTCCACCGTGGGTGTGGGTATGCACCACAATGCCGTTAGAGCTGATGCTGCCACCGGTGTGATTGAGATCGCCGGTCATCGAGCCGCCCTGATGGATGGCGATGGTGCCGGTAGTGAGTTGCTGGGTACACTCCACTTCGGGAGCGTCCAGCGTAATTTTTCCGCTGGCGATACAGGTGATGTTTGGCGCCGTCAGAGTGATCCGCTCGGCGGCTTCAATGGTGGCGCTTTTTATGCCGACGGCCTTAAGCGCCCCGGTAGCCGGCTCGTATTCGAGCACTGCACCGTCAGGAAAAGCGATATGCGCCGCCTGTGCTGAGGCCGACGGTGCGGGGTGAGCATCGGAAAATACGCCGGGCAACACGAAAGCGGTTTCAAGTTCCCCGCCAAGTGACAGCACCAAGACCTGTTCACCAATGCTGGGCGCCCACCAGCTGCGTGCGTCGCCGGCCCGTCCGGTCAGCCAGTTGAGCCAGTCGGTAAGATTGCCGCCGGTGGCGACGCGGCAGCGCCCGCGTTCCAGGTCGAGCTCGCTGACGGTCCCGATCCGTATCAGGTTGCGCACCAGGCGCTGAATATCGAAGTTGTCTGTGTTCATGTCTCAAGAATGCCGCTGGATGAAAAGGGGGACAACGCGACGGCGTTTGGCTGCCGCCGGCACAACCGAAGCTGCCTGTAGGGCGCTACGGCTGACCAAATTCGCTGAGTAACTCTCCGTGCAGATAAACCTGGGTGAAGCGAACGATGTTCTCCGGTTCGGGAGGTTCAGCCAGCGGGGTGATATGCAATGCGCCATCGCGCAGTTCCACCCGGATTCGTTCGGTGAGTTGCAGCTGCAATATCAACTGGTTCGGCGTGTCTATATCCCTCTGAAACGAAAAATCATTTTTACGCTTGTCCGGATTGGCAAGAAGGTCTGGTTGGTGGCTGCGCAGCCAGGCCAGTACGGCGACCATGACCCGGTCGTCGTCAGCTGACGGCCCATCCAGCGCCAGATTGAGCTGATAGCGATATTCGAAGGACAGCGAGGGGGCGAGCGTTGAGATCACGCGGCCGTTAGCAATGCCAAGGCGCAATCGTTCGGGGTTTTGCTGCAACACGGGAATGGCATTGAACAGTGCGGCACGGAGCTGTTCGGGTTTTAACATGATGTATCTCCTGAAAAAGGGAGCGGTTTGAGTGGGCGTTTGTTGAAAAACGATCAGCGTGAGATGCCGCTCAGACATAGCGCACGTTCGGCCGTGCGGCGGCGCTCCAGTCCTTTGTTTTTGACGCCGTTGACATAAACCCAACGAGGCAGTTGATCGCAAGCCGCCTGCCACTGACGACGTTTGACAAAGGTGGCCAGCGTTGAATTGCAGGCGGCGTTGACGCCGACGTTGAAAGCGAAAGCGCTGACGGCGTCGTAAACCGGCTGCGGCATCTTGACATCCATACAGCGCGCGAGACCGCGCTCTACGGCGCGTACATCGTCGATCAAATGGGCGGCCGCCTGGCGTTCGTTGATGACGGCGCCCGGCTTCACGCCGGCGGTGTGGCCGATGCCGTTGGTCCAGACGCCGGCACTGCATTGGTAGGGTGAAAGCCGGCAGCCTTCGAAATCGGCGATCAGGCGCAAACCTTCCTCAGAGGTTTTCAGCGTATTGAACTGAGGCAGCAGGGCAGCGAGGGTTAAAATAGCCGCCACGCTGCAGCGTTTAGCGAGTGAGCTCATCGTAGACTCCGCGTTTCAGGCCGTTTTTTTTTAGCGATTTCAGCAACTGGTAGCTTTTACGCCGGTAGTACCAATTCACTGCAAAGGTACCGACGCCGACTGCGGCGCCGACCAGGATGGCAATGTCCTGTGCAGAGTGGCTCCCTAACCAGGCCAGGCAAGCCGCGACGAAATAGGCAAGGGTTGAAGTGAGTTTCTCCATCGCTTAATCCCACAATTTGACGGTTTCTCGTTGGGCCGCCGCAGGCAGGTCCGGCAATTCCACCGGTTGACCGTGCGGCAGCAGGGGCCCCAGATCGGCGAGGCCACGGTTAGCCAGATAGACTTGTTCCACCTGGCGTTGCGTGCTGCCGTAGTAGCGCCAGCAAATCGCATCAATGGTGTCACCTTGTTGTGCATAAATTTTCATCATTACCATCCTGCGATAGCGTTGGGAGAGAGGGCTGTGGCCCCGGATATCTTCAGTTTCGCGCGCGTGGGAGGGAGGGGCAACGCGAGGGGGTTGTGGATGAGATGGCACAACTGAGGCGCAAAAGTGCCGCCGGCAGAAATAAAAACCCCGCCGGCGGCGGGGGGATGAAAAACGTTTGGCTGGAGGGATTAGCAGGGGGGGTGTTCGTCAGCGGGATAAAATATTTCTTGATAATCATTGTTCGGCAGCACCTGACTGGCCAAATCGGAGATCAGCGACATGGCGATCAGAAACTCGGAGGCACTGCATTGCGCAGCCTGTGAAACATCGGCGATGAATTGGATGCGGGACAGTGTTACTTGTTGTTTATCCATAATTTCCACTGTTTTTGCCCTCTCTTGATTATACTGTGTATTTATACAGTATTAAGCAAAACGCTAAAGGCGTCAATGGTTGGACTTATCATTTGTGCAGTAAAAATACGGCCAATCATTGATTAGCGGAAATTGTACAAGGAGGCCGTCAAAATGAATTTTGCCGCCGCGTGCGAGAACCTCCAACTGCCAGCGTTGCGGTTCTATGCCAATACCTCGAAGTTTGCGGGCAATATTCAGACAATGCTGCCGCTGTGGCGGCGTCAAACGAGCCGACGGCGCGGGTGCCGGCGGCAAGTAAAGAGCGCGCGTTCCACAGTTATTGCCAGAACTCCAAGGCGTCGCGGCGGCGAGTGTTTTAGCGACGATCCGCCATTGCACGGTGCGCGTTCGGTATACCCGCTCAATTCCCAAATGCGGTGCATAAATGCCGACAACTTTTGTGACGGGCTCGTCATAAGCGTTCCGGGTTTCTGAGGCTTCGCGCGCGACACGCACCCACTGGTGGCTGCGTGGCACATTGGCGCCGCCTTGCGCCTGTATGTAACCGGCAAAGTCGCCGGCGTCGGCAGCGGCGCGCACGGCTTCGGTGCCGGCGTCAAACTGCGGCGTCAGGTTTTGGCCGCGAATACGTCGACATTCGCGGTAGACCCCGAGACCGGGCAGGCCGAAGGGATGAAACTGGGGGATGCGCCAGGTGGCGGCCCAGGCGCTGACCGCGCGGGCGGTATCGCTCAGCGGGGCGCCGGTTTCGCGATCGAGCTCTTCCTCCAATGCATATCCATCGAGGTTTTTTGCGACATATTTGGCCAGATAGGCGGTTGCGCCACCCCGGTTGAGGTGTTTGCTCTGGAAACGATGTTGTTGGGCGCCAGGTTCTGCTGCATCCTGTTGCAGCGCATAACGCTGCATGATGTCAAGCACTGCCTGACGTTGCATTTGTGGAGTGAACATCATCAGATGCCAGTGCGGCGTGCCGTCATGATGAGGCTCAACCACTCGCATACCGTAGACCTGCAGACGGCGATCCTTGAAGGCGGTTCGCATTTTCCCCCACTGGGCAACCAGATAACGTTGGCCATCCTTCGGTGTTAGGGCTTGTCCTTGCCAGCGTGTATTGAAGCGCATTTTGCCTCGTGTGCCGACATGCTGGATAGGGTGAAAGCGTGCCGGCGTCGTCAACGTGATAAACAACCCGCAGTGGCCGTTGCGAGTGGCGTAGGTTTCTATACCGGCGAGGGTATTCATCAACTCCATACGACGAATGGCGGGATTGGCGATGCTGCCGAGCACTTTATCCATAAGATCGGCGCGCTCGCCCGTGGCGACGTTTTCCAGCTCGCAACGGTGAAGATAATCGAGGTTCGATTGACGCCGAGCCTTGACATCGTGAAGGGCCTGTCTGCTGGCATAAGGTGACGTGTTGTTGCGGACGTTGCCTATCGCGATTTGCAGCGCCTCGCGCCACTGCATGCGTTGCATTTTGAGACGCCGCAGCCACCAGCGATCGTCGGTCAGGCGCGACAGCGCCGCAATTGCCCGCTCGCTGTCCAACTTGCCTTTACGATAACAGCGCCAGTGCATGGGCTGGATATTGAAGGCGCGGGCCATCGTGGCGATTTGGCGATAGAGGCGGCGCTGTATATCCGCGTGTAGCAGGATCTCTGCATTATTGCCGTGCTTCGCCAGCAAGGCGTCACATTCACTTTGGTAGAGCGCAGAAAGTTGGCCCCCGATACGCCGCGCCAACTGCTCCAGCGCTTTATCGCCCAGCGCGGGCAGTGCGCTATAACTGTCCGCTTCGCTGCCAAAGTGCAGTGATTTGCGTTGATCCAAACCGAAATTATTATTTACCTGCTGAATGCGTGGCCATATCCGCCGATGGAAAACTCGCACCAGATAATGCCAGGTGGCGTGGGCTCCCTTCTGGCTGAGCAGTTGGCGGTGGCGCTCAAGGAACGGCGTACGCAAATAATAAGGCAGGTCATGAATGCACTGCAGTATCGCTTGCCATTGGCGCAGTTGGTCGCGATTCAGCGCCGCTTCGCGCCCTATCGCACGTCGTGGGGCATTCCATGGATAGGCGTAATCACCGTACGCTGCGTGTTGTATGGCAGAGGCGTTGACCGGCAGATGTTCCGCCGGCCTATTTTTAACGGCGAGCGACATGACGTTGCTTGGTTTCTGATAGCTGCTGGCAGGTCACGCAGCGGCTGACGCCGGGAATCGCAATGCGTCTCGCCACAGGAATCGCCGCGTCACAATCGGCACAGCAGAACGCCGAGGGCACTGTGGCAACCGGCCTGGCGTACGCAATTTGTTTCTCGAGCATCAATGCCTGGCGCTCCTGCGCCATATCAATAGTATCAGCCATAACATTTTCCAGTATTTAATAGGGTGAATTTGGGCCGAGCGGTGCCCGGCGGGTTGCACGCCAGCTTGATTCGAAAGGTTATTTTTTGGGGGTTAACAGACAGTCTGTTTCGCTGATATAGCGCGGCAACGATTGACTGAGCGAGATGAGTTCATTGAGTGCCGCGACGATTTTCCGCCGTTCGGCATAACCCATTTCGTGAAACTTTAGCCACACATAGCGTTCAGTCAGCCCGGCGTGGAAGCAAAACGTATGGCGCAGGTGCAGCGGCGCCGTGTCGTAAATCTCTTCGGCATGGTTGGGTTGCCGGGCAAACAGTGTGCGGCGGATTTCAGCAATACGCCGCAGGCCGATAGCCCGTTGCTCCTCGCTGGCCAGTAGCATGACAGCCTCCTTATCTGAATTTGATGATGGATGAATACTCGCAAAAGCAAGGTTTGGTTATCCGTCGTTTAGGGTCGAAAATTTGAGTAAACACGCTGTAAACAAAGTGATTACGCAAGATTGTTGTCGCCTTGTGGTATTTGCATTTTCATCACCCATGTCGCATCATCTTAACTAAAGCGATCGACATGCCGAGTGACGGCGAATTGATGGTACTTTAAATCGCAAAATGCGACTTGTAAATGCGAATTTCATTTTTAATCGGTGATGATATGCGTGAAGATGCAACAAACAACAACACCTCCGTGGGAGCGGTAATTGAGAGAGTTCTTTCATCTTATGGCGTTGGCACGCAGAAGGAATTGAGTGAAATCCTTGGGATAGCGCCGAATAACATCAGTAGTTGGCAACAGCGGGGTAGTGTTCCCGGATATGTCATTATCAACTGCGCGTTAACCACGGGAGCAGACCTGGCCTGGCTGATGACTGGTGAACTTGCAAATTCAAAAGGAAATCGCAAGCCTGCGTCATCTGCGCAAGGTAAAGCGCTTTACGATCGCGTTTTGGCTTCCGGCGGGAAAGGGGTATTGCGCCGCATTTTGGATGCTTACGGTTTCAATCTGCAAAAAGAATTGGGCGACCTGCTGGGTATCTCTTCAGGCACGATGAGCACCTGGGTCCGCCGCAACTACTTCCCCGGCGATATCGTGGTGACCTGTGCTCTGGATACAGGCGTCTCGCTGCTGTGGCTGGCGACGGGCCAGGGGGAGATGTGGGGTGATGCCGCATCGGCGGTTCCGGTATCCGGAGTTCGCACGATACCGAAATATCGCCTGCTCGCCGGGCAGTTGAAAGAGGGGGGGCAGTGGTCGGCAGACTGTTCTTTGATTCCTGACGGCGTGGCTCAGCCGGCTTATGTTGATGGCGGGCGCGTATCCTGGCTGGTGGATCTGGCCGTTACGCATATCGCCAATGGCCGCTGGCTGGTGGACATCGACGGTAACCTGGACGTATACGATATAGCGCGTTTACCGGGTAACCAGGTGCGGGTCAGCGGCGGCAACGTCGACTTTCAATGTTCTCCGGATGCATTGAAAGCGCTTGGCATGGTCTGGTTAACGTTGACGCCGCAGGCATAA